CCGTGCGCGCCAAGCTATATTCTGTATCGGCCTGTGCCTTCAGTGCCAAAGCCTGAGCCTTTTCAGCCTCGGCCATCAGGAACATTGACTGCGGGTCAGGCTGTTGTCCCTGGGCCATCATTGCTTCCATCATCTGCTGCTGTTCTTCCTCGGTGGGCTTTACAACACCCATCTGAACAAGCTTCTTGCGGAAGAAGTCCTTAATGTCAGAGATGCCTTCGCCGTCCATGTTCATAATCGCCATAGACTGAAGGATCATCTGTGTTTCAGGATCGGACGTTACCTGCATCATGCCGGTCAGCGAACGGACAGTGGCTTCGCGGCGGCTGGTGAACGACGGACCAACGTCTACCGATACGTCAAAGTTAGCGCGGCTTAGATCATTCTCATAAACCAATTCGCCGGTTTCAGCGTCAATGGTCGGCTTCATCATCTCGATGGATTCAACCTGCTCCATCGCGCCGATGGACTTCATCTTACGCCCTTCTTCGACGTAAATGTCTTTAGCCATCGACAGCCATATCTCACCACAGCGGCGCATAGCTTTCGCCATGTTGGTCATGTAGATGAATGACTGCATGTCCAAGCGAGTCTGGATCATCTCAACAGCTTTACCGCTGATGTTGCTGACCATCTTATCGGCTTGCTGGTTGTTGCCCAGAATCTCCGCCATATCCTGCTCGGTGATCTGCAAGAGCGCAGCCATGGCCGGGGGAATGTCGGAAGACTTGGTGTAAGCAACAGGGCCAGCGGCTTGTGTCTCGCCATTTGGTCCGGTGATCGGATTAACCAACAGATAGGGATAATTGCGGATATTATCCTCGGCCCACATCATCTGGTGACCAACGACCTGCTCTGGAACGAGGATCGGCTTTTCAACGGATGAAAGCGCACTGATCTCGCCCAGCTTTGAAAGCTGCATATTCTTCAGGCGCTGCGGATCTTTGGCTAGGCGGACATGGCCCATGCAACGTTCGACGTTATCAACGAACCAACGCTTGCCGTAATAGGGAACAATCGGGATGTTCTTGCCAGCGATGTAACCCTGATCTTCAAGGATGCCGCCGCCGCTCATGATGTATTTGTGAACGCGGCGACGCTTTACCCGCTTCTGGCGAACCTCGATGGTTCCAACAGCCAAGAGCGTTTCTTCAAGCGTTTCGTCTGCGTCAAAGTCTGCCTGCGTGTAGCGTTCTTCCTCGCCAGTGATGGTCTGGAATATGCGGATCGTCTCGCGTACTTCCTCAACGCGGTAATATTCCGCCACGAACACAACGTCGGGCGAATCCCAATCGAATTCGTATTGCTGAATTTCTTTCGGCCATGTGGTCGGATCGTCATTCCATTCAGCCATGTAGGCTTCGCGGGTCATGGAAAAGAGGACGAAGCAGTATTTAGCGTCCGACTTGTCCTGGCGCTTTGCGTCTAGATCGAAGAATACGCTGCTGTCAGCGTCATAGATCGGTTCAAAGCGAATGCGCTGCTTTTCATTCTCATCGTCTTCATCGTCTTCGTAAACGGTGCGCAGACGCCATGCACCAAAGCCACCGCCAACACCTTCCTCGAAAGCATTGTCGAAAGCTTCATCTGCCACGCTGTCCTGTTCGTCAGCGCGATACAATCCGTTGCAAGTCTCAGCCAGCTTGTCGTTGTTGCTTCCGTCCTTGGATACGAAGTCAACGCCAATTCGGTTGTTTCTATATTCATTTATGATTCTAATTACGCTGAGGTGGATCTTGTTTACCTCAAAGCGTGGCTTGTTCTCGAACTGCTCACCGATGGGGCCTTCCCATTGTGCGCCAGCGAGTGAATAGAAACGGCGGTCCTGAAGGCACTGAAGGCGAGTTTCTTGCATCACCGATTGGCAACGGTCGAACTCAATAAGCGCATTTTCGTGAACTGATGCGAAGCGCTGCTCTTTATTCATCCTAGGCAATGACAATCTCCACTGCTCGGCAATTATCGAAATGCCAACGCTTCATAATTCCAGCGCCGCCCAACTTATCACAATGAGGGCATTGTATCAAATTTCTTTTTTTGCCTTTGTTGGCAGCAGATATTTTGGCCTTGCATTCGTCTGTCAGTGGAATGCCAAGACGAGCCTTCAGCAGAGCGTCACGTTGTTTTTGATTTAACTTTTTGCCTTTGTTTGCCGCCATTTTTGCGCGATCTTCTGGCGTCCAAACTTTTGCTGCATGATATGCTTTCAATGCAGCTTTAGCCTTATCACTTTTAGGCTTTCCCTTAAGGGCCGCTGATAGCTTTGCTCTATGCTCATCGCTAGTGCCAGCAGCTTTGCGGCCATCATGTAAACGCTTGGCAGCTTCAGGTGTTAGTTTTGTCCCAGTTTTGGCTGCAGATATTTTTTTCCGCGCTTCAGCAGAAAGCTTAGTTCCTTTTTGCGCTTCAGATTGAGCGCGGCGCAACCATCCATATCGCTTGTTGTTGCGATTACTTCCACGACACATTGCCCAAGCTGCAAAAACCAATTTGCGTTCGTTTGGATATATTTTGATCAGCAACTGATGCGCCAAGAAATGCTCTTCTGGCGTTAGCTTCGCCAGATTGGATTGATCATTGCTTCCACCTATGCATTTCGGAACAATATGATGCACCTCAGCATATCCTGAAAGCTGGCGATCCTTCGCCCTGCTGATCAGCAGATTATAATGTTTTTGATAATCCATTCACCATTTGCTTACAGTTGCTAAGGGTTGCACTTCAATGTTTTTCTTCGGCGCAGCCCTACGTGAAGCTTCACAAGCGTAGCGCAAAGCATCCACAAGATGGTTGTCCCTATCTGCAAGAACTGGCAATACTGCGCCTGTCAGCGGGTCGGTCTTGTAGCTGTAGCAAGATAGCTCATCAATCGTATGCTTGCACCGAGGATGGACCACAATGTCGTGCGACTTGAGCCATTCGATCCCTTCCTCGACAGACTTCGGGCCTTTGATCGCTGGCATGATCTTCGGAAAGCCGTGGCGCTGCATGTGGCTGATCGTCTCAGGTCGGGCGCTGTCAGCAACGATGGGCCATTTCTCGGACTCTGGCACGGTCAGGAATAGATCGGGCGTGTCCATGATCTCACAGCCCACCCGATAGGCTTCGTGATCGACATAGATCGTGCGCCCGATAACGTGACAGCGGATCAAGACGGTTGGGTCTGAAGCGAAGCCCCAGTCAGCGCCGAAGCGGTGGGTTGCGTCTTCAGGCGTGTCAAACTCCTCGATGCTCCAGTTGCGGAATACCCGTGCCTCGCTGTTGCTGAGATAGCTGCCGAGCCAGACGTGCTTGTATTTGTCAGGATCGCGGCTTCGATCATATTCCATTTCCGCTTTGAGAACGTCAGGGAACCACGGATTATCCCGATAATTCACTTCACGGACGATAGCGTCAGGCGGCGGATTGGGTCCACGCAGGAGCGAATCCACTGGATCGCTGGCTTGATTGGGGTTCCAAGTGAACCACAATTCCGATTCAGGCTTACGGATTGTCGGGCGAAGCAGATCAAGCGACCGCTGCGATAGTGATTGCGCTTCCTCAACCCATGCGCAGTCATAGCCTTCGAGCGACTTGATACTGTCGCTGGTGTGGTTTTGCATCCCCTGGAATATGATCAGGCCGTCACCATGCCGAGACTTGATCTGGCTTTCCTGTATCTCGAAATAGGATTGCACGCCCATCTGCTCGATTTTCAGTTCCAGCAGACGCTTGACCGATTGCGCCAATGACTTCTGGATCTCACGCACGCAGACAGATCGCCGCTTCTGGTCGATCACATGTGCTTCGATCATAGCTTCAGCAAAGCCGTGGCTCTTACCAGATCCGCGTCCGCCATGTGCGCCCTTGTAGCGACTGGGCTGGAGGAACGGCTTGAACCAGCGTGGTGTTTTAATCGTCAGCGTTGTCATCAATGACCTTGCGGACGATCTGGTGCATCATGTTGCCACCGATGTTTAGCTTCGCAGGTTCGTTAAATCCATGCATTGCGTTCAGTTCTTTGACCGCTGCAACCTTCACCGATCCAGAGCCTTCACGATATGCTTGCACCAATGCTTTGACGGACATTTCACGCGACCAAAGCTGCTTTTCCTGCACGCTTTCACGTAGTTCGGCTATTCTTGCCTTAACCTTGCCATTATTCATCAAGCGTGAAGCGTGAGGATAAATGGTGCTGTCTTTCATGTTCTCTGCACCATAAGCAGCACGATAAGCGTCTGCCTGACCGAGACCATCTGCAATGCCCTGGCAGAACGCTTCTTGCTTTGCGGTTAGATTAACGTGAGGCATTATTCAGCCTCCAAGTGTTGGAGCGTGCGGGTCGGAGTCTCGCCGCCCAGATCAACGGGGTTCGTTGATGCCTGATCTTTCGCACGCTTAGGGTAAGGTTTTGATAACGGTAAAATACGATCTCGCATTTTTGCGTCAAGAGGCATTATATAGCGGTGTTTGCCCTTTGTTTTTATAATAGCGCATTCACTAGGCCTTACTGTTTTACGTTTAGCTCCTTGCTGGATGTTCCAACCTTTTTCGCTAACTTGACGCGAGTGCAGCCTTTTGCCTTTGTACCAATATTCTGCACTTCCTGCAGTATCTCCTACATAAATCCAATTTCCCGCTTGATAAATACCACCATGATGGCCGTATTGAGGGTCAGCAAAAGAAACAATAATACGAAGTGATGGAGAGTTTCTTTTTAAAAAAGCAATTGCAAGCCGAACAATGCGTGAAACAGGGGAGTGATGAGATGTAAGCGCGATGCGTGTTAACTCGCACCCTTCATCTTGCTGAAGGCCATATGGCTTCATTAAATTTGACGATGCTCCACGCGAAAACATCACTACACCAATAAATTTGCCATCTTCCCAAGCACCAACCTTAACTAAAGGAGGCACTGGAACGCTTTTGCTATAATGCCAATTTTCACAGGCATATTTAGCCGCTGCATGGGTTGCCCAGTCTATGCGAAGATCATGCTTGGCGCGCATCAAACTCTTTCCCACAATGCGGACAAGCAATCCATTTTGGATCAAGTTCATCTAGCTTGCCTTGATCTTCTTCGGTTCCAGCGTCAAAGTTGATGCCATTCAGCAATTCATCAATCTTTGCATCTTCAAATCCGAGCAATGCCAATTCAAAGCTATCGAAATTCAACTGCTCAATCTCTGCCTTCAGCATGTCCATGTCCCACCCTGCGTTTAGGGCAAGCTGGTTATCCGCTATCACTAGGGCGCGTTGCTGGGGCTTGGTGAGGTGATCGAGGACGATTGCGGGGACTTTATCTAATCCCAGCTTTCTTGCTGCCAGAAGGCGTCCGTGGCCTGCGATGATAGTGTTTTCACCGTCTATCAGGATTGGGTTTGTCCAGCCAAATTCTTTGATGCTGGCAGCGATCTGGGCAACTTGTGCATCGCTATGAGTGCGGCTGTTAGCAGCGTAGGGTAGCAAATCCGATACTGCACGCTGTTCAATTTTTAATGTCATCTCAGCTTCCATAAAAGGTCTGGTATTTGTTCAATACACCAGAGATCATGAAATGAAAAGGTCTCCCTGCTTTTGTGCATCTTCAATGCGCTTGCAGGCTATGTCGAAATACTTTGGTTCGCGCTCAATCCCGATAAACCTGCGTCCCATCTGAACGGCTGCAACACCCGTTGTTCCGCTGCCCATGAATGGGTCTAGGATGGTTTGATCGCGCAATGAACTGTTTCCGATATAGTGCGCCATTAGCGAAACGGGCTTTTCGGTAGGATGCGGGCTTTCATCAACTTGCGGACAGCGGATCAATTGTTTTGAACCAGCGTCTGCAATTTTCTTTGCGCGTCCCTTCCAAAGATAAAGGACAAACTCGCAGTTTTTCATATACCAGCGGTTTGCTGTGGCTCCAACTTTGTCCCAAACAAGTAAGTTATGGAAACCTAGCTTCGCTTCTTTTGCAGCAGCCCCTGCCTCACACACATTCTTGTCATTTGCCATGACGTATAAGTCTGCGTCTTCCGCACAGGCATCTCGCAAAAGGCTCATAATCTCCTGCCAAGAAATATCGCATTCAACGATACATCCGTTGTTATTGTAATCGTCCAACCAACCACCCTTCATCCCGCCTGGGGTATTTCCGCCAGATGTAAGCTTGTAAGGCGGATCAGTTACCACCGCATCTGCTTTCGGAACTGTCGGCAGGATGTCGCGGCTGTCTCCTAAATACAGCGTGGCGTTGCCTATGATAACAGGATCAGCCATCACATAACCCCATAGTGCTGAAGGTAGAACTTTGCCCAGGCGTCTGTTGGGTAACGCCCGGCTTTCCAGTTATTGCGTAAAGCAGCCTTTGACATTTTTCCTCGTTTCCATCTGTCTAGATCTATCAGGAATTTCGTGCGGCTATTGGGTTTCATCCGACAGCAATCTCTCAGCCTGTATCTGTCCCATCAATCGAGCATTTGGCTTTTCAGTGGCTGCCAGCATTTTTGCATCGCCGCCCAGATGCCGAAGCGAATAAAACGGATTGGCATAATCAAACCGCTTTGGATTCGTGATCTCCAAACATTCCTTGATCGTCGGGAAAAAGATGCATCGCGCTTTTAATTCGTCTGTTAAGGCTTCCAACCCTTCTTCCGATAGATGTC